GGGCTGCTGAATCCGCTGCACCCGTGAACCTGCAGGGCAGGGAGAATGTGCGAGAACCGAGATCAGAATCGAACCAGTATGCCCCCGCTTTGCCGGTGATCTCTGCCGTGCGATCCCGGGTCTCCGGGAGCATTGGCTGTCCTGGGGCGTATGCGAGCGTGATCCCGTATGTAGTTGCGGGAATCCCATCAATTGTGAATCCGCCATTATCCGTCATGATGATGCACCCTGGCTGCGGTTCTCACGGTCGATGAGGCCCTTTAGTTCCTGCGCGATGAGTTTGATATCCTGGTCATTCCGGACGATGAACGTGTTGCCGGTGATTGTAACACCTCCTGCGGCCCCGCCACCGCGTGAGAGTGGCACGATCGCCTCGGGTCCGGCCTCTCCCACCATAGCGAGCGTTGGGGATGTGACAATCGCCCCCTGTGCCAGCCGGGGGATCTGCGCAATATTAAAACCTAATGTACCGCCCCCCAACCAGCCCGGGATGTTAATGCGTATCATATTAATACCCCGGATCATGGAGTTGATACCGTCAATCACGATATTGACTGCCCACTTAATGCCGCTGACCATGAGGTTAATAGTACCAGTGATCAGATTCGCCGCCCCGGTCACAACACTGGTCATTCCGCTCCATAGGCCACTCCATGCAATACCAAGAATCGCTGTTGCCGCCTCGATCCATTTGAATTTTTGTTCAAGGAGGACAAGAATAATAATGATCGCCGCTATTGCTGCAATCACCAGCACGATCGGGTTCGCTGCAAGGAATAGCATCGCCGCATTAACCATTCCGATCATCGCCGGAAGCTGAGTGAGTGCCATCATAAGTGGGCCTGCCGCTGCCAATGCCACGCCAAGACTGTTGAATGGTTCAAGGGTTGTACCGGCTGCCAGCGTGAGTTTTTCCATCTCTACCTGCAAGGCAGTGGTTGTCCCAATCCCTGCATTGGCAACATCAGCATATTTCTTTGTCGTACCTGCGAGTTTTGCCGAATTGACTTCATTTTTGGCAAGTTCTTTGGTAGTGATCCCGAGGGCAGTATTGAATGCAGCGGTTTTGTCGGTTCCGTCAGCGGTTGCCTTTTCCATCGCGGTGAATCCCGCATTGAGCAGGGTGAGTGCTGCACGCCCCTTGATACCCTTACTCTCCAGTGTCATCAGGACGGTGATCACTTGATCCATTGACATCCCGGAGGATTGAATATTCGGAGCCATGCGTTTCATCGCGGCTGAAAAATCCTCAAGTCCAAGGGTGCTGTTTTTCATCATATATGTGAGTGAATCGGTGTGTTTTCCGGCATCAGTGAGTGGAATATTGAACGCATTTAAGGCGGGGATCATCATGTCCGTTGTTGCGTCTGTCGTGTTTCCCGTGGCATCTGCCAGATCATCCATTGAGGTAGTGATGGATTTTAGATCAGCCGTTGATTTTACACCAGAACGGGAGAGTAGATCAAAGGTCGCAATTACTTCTTTTAAGGGAGTATCGGCAGATGCCGTCGCGATTGCGAGGTTCCGCAGCTCTTCGGTAGTCACTCCCATGGTGATCGCGGTGGATCCAAGTCCGGCATTAGTCTTGAGAGCGGATTCTGACAGGGCCGTGATGCCAACACCAACCCCGGTGAGAGCGATCCCCGCCTTCAGTCCCCAATCCTGAATGACTTTAGTACCACGCTCAAATGCCTGCTCCTGCGCGGTGAGTTTCGCGTCAACCTGCCCGAGACCCTCGACCAGCCCCCGGATATCGGCCGTGATCGGGAACGCGATCCCGTTGACAAACGCTTCAAACCCCATCATTTACCCCCTAACGCCGCACACCATAACCGCATCTTATCGTAGATCGCCTGTGGAGTGGACTTCTTTGCCGCTGGTCTCTCGCCGCAGTTCACGAAGTCAGATGGCTGATATGGTGCATGCTTCTTGGGATCGCGGTTGACGTTCGCTATCGTAGCACAAATCAATCCTGCCCTCTCGTTCATCGTCTGCATCTCTTGTATCCTCCATTTATTCCGGGCTTCGATGTATGGGTGAAATTCAGCAGGGGTTAAATCCCAGAATTCAGCAGGGGTGAGACCGCCGATCCCGTAGGCGAGTTTTTCGTATTCTTTGATGATTTCGGCGAAGGTTTTTGGGAGTTTCCCGTATCAATCCCCCCGATGTTTTTATCACTCATCCATGAAGCCTCGAGGATGCCTTTCATGGTGCTCTGGAATTTAACCAGCCCTTTCTCCTCAATAAAATCCTCACAGAGATCCCCCGCCTCTTCAATGGTGATCGTCTGGCTGCCATATGCGTTGATACCCGCCCAGATCAGGCCCCGGTACGCGGGCAGGGGTTTGTTCTGGATGTCTGCGATAGGTCCGATGTTTTCAGTGAATAGACACATCGCGTTGAAGCTGAGCCGGAGGTTGTAGACCTTGCCGCCCACTTCAAAAATTGAGTGTTTCCTACCGTCCATACATCACCGATTATGCGTATGCAGCGCTGCCAGTGACTACCCGGATCCAGTAGATCTTCGGGAGTTTTGAGGGGGCTGTGACAACGATGGAGATCATGGTCTGATCGCCGATGTTCTGCCCGATTGAGATCGCCCCCGATGGTGCGGCGGATGCAACAACTGTACCATTGACATAAATTGTTCCAACGGCTGCCGTCGGAGTGATAACCACGGTGGTGGTATTAAGTCCTGCCGTGCCTGAATGGAATGCCGTACAGGTATAATCATACACGGCTGCCGCCGCCGCTGGAACGGGCGTTAGGGTATGGACATCATCATCCACAACAGTAAAGAACGCCCCGGTTAAGCCGGCTGCTCTCACGGTTACGGGCGTCATTTTACCGTCCACCGCAACGGAGATCTCCTGCTCGATTACACTTTCCCCATCCGCCTTTGGACCCACTTCTGATATGAAGCCAGTGAACGTGAACCCGTCCGAACTACCGTCCGATGCCACGAATGTTTCTGGCATAACGATTGTCCAGAGGCGTTTTGTCCGGGCGTATGCATCGGTCATGAGCGCCCGCTGGGATACTGACCCGGTATAATTGATCTTGAACTTAAGATCGTCGAGTTTCGCCCATCCGGCAACCTGCCCGGAGATCCCCCCCGCGGCATTCTGGTTTTTGTATTCCTTTTTGTCGATACTGAGCTTCGGGACTGATACATCGAAGATTTCTCCGTATACCTGCCCGTCTGCAAGAATCTGAACTCCTAAGGAGCTCACTGCCTGGTCTGTCATGGTTTTTTCCTACCTCATTTGTACGAATATTTGATCATGAAATCCCGGTGCTCCATATAGAGAGGGATATCGGTGTTCTCATCCGGTACTCCGCCGTTGTCGAAGATGCTGACGACATAGACGGCGGCGGTTGTGGTGCCGGTGCTCAATGCCGTGTTCACGGTGCGATTCAGGGAATCGGCGATTAGTTCTGAAAGATCTTCTGCGATCCCATCACTTGATGCCCATGCCGTGCATTGGATCCGTGCATCTGCATACCGTCCGGTGTTGCTTTTCTGGTTATCCCGCTTCTTGTCGATCCTTGTTACTGTGATCGCCGGGAATGTGGGGTTTGCCGGAAGGTTGCGCCGGTATACCCGCGTACTGACAACACCTGATACTGCCGGATCCGCCTTGAGACGGGTGATCACTGCCAGGACGATATCACGCACGGCCTAACGCCCCCAGATAGATTTCCTGATACTTTTTGAAGTTGGTATCCAGTGGCGGGCGGAAGTACGGGTGGGGTGCCTGGTTGTAAACCCTGCCGATTTTATCAGCACCAACGAACCCATATTCCAGCCTGCGAGCGTACTTGAGATCCGTTCCGACCAGCATTTTAGAGGGCGAAACGGGTTCGACGTGGATCGAACGCCGAAGGGTGCCGGTTAAGTATGGAGTGATTTCCTGCACGTCGTTCTTATACTCATTCGCTGCAAGTTTCAAGGCGGTTTCCTGATTCTTCTCTGCCATCTTTGCAAGGTCCCCGAATGCCTTCTTGAGTTCCATCATGCCTTTGATCTCTGACATCAGGGATTGCCTCCAAAGAACTGACTAATCCGACCGGCAATGAATCCGGCAAGGGCACCGATTCCGAGGACTTTAATCAGACTACCTTCGACTTTCCTGATCCGTGTTTCGTGGTCTGAAAGACAGACAAGAGCGCCGTCGAGTTTCCCATCAATCCGGATCAAGAGGTCGTGATCGGTTAGATCTTCATCTTTTCTTCCTTCCATTATACCCCTCCCGATGCAAGGTTACAGTCCAGCATCGTGATCGAGTTCGCATGTCCGGGTGGGCTGGAGTACTGGATCTCGTAGGTCACGCCGTCCACGATGGCCCGGTGCAACCGCGTGATAGTGGGATAGACGCCATTCAGGGCGATCCGGTGTGTGGTGATGCCATACTCGTTCTCCCGTCCCTTGACTTCTCGACCCGATGAGAGCGCAATGCTACAGGGGATATCCACGTGCCCGGCAAGGTTTGCCCAGGTCTGTGTGGGTTGCCCGTATGTATCCACGCCATCAACGTATGCCTGGATCGTGCAGAGCGACGGATGGAAGTTGGTTGTCAGCGCTGCGTTCCTCCGTGAATCAATGAATGAACTCTGCATGATCACCTCAAGCTGAGATATGGATCATCCGGATTCGGAACGATGATGACACCGGTATCAGTCGTGCCAATGTTACTGAGTGCCTTCTCGCGCCATGTCTTTGCAGTTTCCCTGAGTGCGGCTGATACTGCAGGGCCATTGGTGCTGAGGCCGTTGTTAGTGATGACCTTCAGAACATATGCCTGGTTGGCGGCGATGATGTCCAGTGCATCGGCGGCGGCAAGGTAAACATTGCTGCTGTTTGCGGTCAGGAATGCATCGATCTCATCGTCGGAAAAGATGGCATTCGCTGTTATGGTATCTTGCGCATAGAGCCGGACTTTGCCTCTGCTGGTTGTGAGATCGTAGGTGAAGACCATCCTTCACCCTCACGTCTTATAGGCAACCATCACGATCGGTGAATCTGCAGGTGCGCACATCGCAACCGCAAGCAGTTTCGCATCATCGATCGTTATGATCAAGGCGCGTGCTGCGGTTACTGCACCCACTCCCTCGTAGATTGCCACATTACAGTTGGCCATCTTCCATCACTCCGAAAAATGATGGAGGGTTATGCCTGCCCTTCCTGGAAGTACGCGAACCTGGGATCCATCTGGACCCCGCCGAACACGTGCCGGACACGGTACATCACATTGTCGGTCTCGAAATCACCGGTGAATGGTGAAGAGAGCCCGCCGCCGCCGACTGCAACCTTGTTGCTGGCCTTCATGACGACCTCTGGGGATTCATAGCCGCGAAGGTATGCGAATTCCAGTGCTGCACCCTGAGCTGGATCCGCGAATACGAACCAGCCGAGGTTTGAACTGTGAGTGTTGATGATCGGCAGGAACGGATCCACATGGAGCTGGAGTCCCAGCTGGGGGATGATGTTTGTCGTCGGCAGTGGGAAGTTGGTTGCCGCTGCGGTATCGGTCCACTGGCTCAATGCTGAGGTCAGGATCGCCCGGGCGGTGAATTCCAGTGCCGGGGGCACGACGAGGTGCTTCCCGATGACACCGATGGGTTCGCCATTGGGATCCGTCTGGGCTGCCATGAGTGCGAGTGTGGCCTCGAGGTTGGCGATTGTCAGTGGAAGATGCCCGGAATTGGTAACTACCTGACCACAATCTGTGATGGTGTGATCCCCGAATAGAGAGAGGTTGCCTCCCTGCGTGCCGCCTGCAAAGAGACCGGTTACGAACCGGGCTTCACTGCGCAGGGCCGCCGTTGCGAACCGGGTCGGGATGTCGTTGAACGCCCCGAGGGAATCATTGATCAGGCTTTCCCATGAGATATCGAACTGCCGCCCGTATTTCTTGACGTTGTAGGTGTACCGGCAGTTAGTCGGGGTCACCGGCTGGTATTCACCCTTCTCCGGCACCTCTTCCAGATGGTTATCGCTACCGTGGAGCTTCTCGCGCCTTACGGTGTTGAAGTCCGGGACGGTTGACATTTTGACATAGGATTTCCAGTCAGCATAGATCGCCTTGTAGTTTGCAAGGAGTTGCCGGTCGATGACCTGACCGAACAGGTATGGGAAATCCGAGGTCGTGATGGCCTCTTCAAGCCGGGCCTCGTGCATCCGCTTTGAGAGCCGGTCTTTGTTCATGATCAGGTCGACGGTTGCTGCGAGGGCCTGTTCCTGTACGGGAGCACCGCGGACTTTTGTGAATCCGTTCCAGTTCTCCATTAATTTTAAGAGATCTTCTGCCATGTTTAGTTACCTCCGTTTTTGGGATCTTGTGCTTTCGCTTGATCGATTGCCGCCTGTGTGTTGATGTCCCGACGAACGGTTTCGTTCTCATTCAGTGCACCCTCGATTGTGAGGATGTTCTTGTCGATCTCCTTCATTTCAAACTCGATCTGATATCGGCGATAAAGGAGATTCCGAAGGCCGTTCTGCAGGGCATTCTGGCGGGTTTCTCGATTCTCGGAAATCACTGTCTTGATCCCTCCTCACTCTGCCTGCATTAACGGAAGCCAGTATGCAGTACCATTAACCATGATACGCATAGTTCCGAGCTGGGTGCCGGCGTTTGTGTGGATGTATACCATATTCCCGGTCCCTACGGATAGGGTATCAATCGAGAAGAGATTTTTCACGGTTTTCTGCGCGGTTGCATCTCCACCCGTGGTGCCAAACTCATGAATGGCACATTTTGTAACGGATGCCATACTTCCACTTGCCGGGATGCTGATCTCCGACATTGCGCCATAATATTCTCCACCCGCCGGTATTGTTCTGGCGGGAAGTACCAGGTTTGCCCGGTGCCCGGTTCCAATTCCGGTAACCGAACCGGCCGAGGTATCCAGTTCGAGAGTGTCGTGCCTGCCGTGAGCGTTTGCGACCCCTGCAATTTGTAGGAGAGCCTTACTCCGTCCTGCGATGGCTTCCACGCCGGCCCCGCTGACATCCAAACGGCAATAGTCCCCATAATTGGTGCCGCTCGTCATTGCCGTTGAATAGAATTTGTGATGCCCGACTTTGTCTGCGACGGTCAATGCCATCGGAGTTGTGGAGTTCCCAACATTTTCAAGGGCATCATCCCGGGCCCAGTGGACTTTCACCGCTACGAGGGTCGGTACGGTAGTGCTTGCCGTGGTCGCACCGAGAATATACCCGAATGGTGCGAATTTGTCGGATTCCTGTTCCCCGGAGAGGAGATATACATCCGTTCCAGGTGTCCGCTGGATGTAGACTGGGTCACCTGCAACCCCGGTATGAGCGACACCGGCTGAACCGCCGTTCGAAATGCAACCGAGCACATTA